CGTCGAGATTCAAGATACTGTTGACAATATCTTATACCTGCTACTTGTTACCGGTGCGGGTCTTGATTCTTCCTACATTCCAACGTCGAAGTGGGCGGCAGAGCGTAGCGCGTACCTTCCAGGTAACTATTACACGCTACTAACTGAGCCGGTAGGTATTAAAACCCTACTGAAAGAATTAGGCATGGAAGCGCCGCATCGCCTGTATTGGGATGAGCGCCTGGCAGAGATATCATTTGTCGCTATTAAAGACTTCTCATCATCCGTACCTACATGGACAGATGAGGGTGAACTGCTTGCTGATACCGTGTCGTGGCAGGATAAGCTTGATATGCGAGTTAGTACTGTCATTGTTAATTTTGGCATTTATGACTATGCCAAAGACCTTGACGAGATAACCAACTACCAGCAGGGTTATGTGCGCATTGACCCTGATAGCGTATCGAATTATGGCTCGCAGAAAATTAAAACCATTAACTGTCGCTGGATTAACAACGATAACAAGGCGGCTGCTATCCTGCTGGCTGCGCGATGGGGCCGCAGATACTCAAAAGCACCTATCGAAATATCATTCCAGCTAGACTCGAAAGACACCGATGTTTGGACAGCCGGTAATGCTTACGTTAACACTAGAACGATTGTGGATAACACAAACACCCGCGTTAACCTGCCTATTGAGGTAATGTCGGCGCAGGAATCTGACAACTTCAGTTACACCTGCCTTGAACACTCATACGGTCAGGCATTGTCGCAAGATGAAGGTGTAGACGAAGGTGTGCTTGTCGTTCAGTTATCCACTGAGCTTGACCAGTTGAAAGACTCGGGCGGCACAGTTAGGACATTGCGCGACGTGTTCGATGATATTTACCCGCCATCAAGTTATGACGCTGATACGCAGGTTAGAATTATCTTTGACACATATTGCGTGGCAGGCAGTAGCGATAATACACAGCCTGCTGTATCAACAGGTGATTTCAGTGATTTCAACAACGACCCAATACTTGATGTCAGGGGCTTAATTGTTGGTAAAGGTGGTGACGGAACAAGTCTTGGCGGCACTCCAGAAGATGGCGGTCTAGCGCTCTACCTTGAAACCAATGTGCAGATTGATAACTCAGGCATCATTGGCGGCGGCGGCGGTGGTGCTAATGGCCAAAGCGCATCAAGCGGCGGCGTATCAGCCTTTGGGGCTGGCGGCGGCGGTGCGGGCTACACTAACGGTGCAGGCGCTACAGGCAGCTTCGTTTCACCTTCTGCCAATACCATCGACATTACACCCGCACAGAATGGCGACAATACTACTGGCGGCGCTGGCGGTATAGCGACTGCTGATGATGGCGCTGGCGGCATATTTACTGCGACAGGATTTGCAGGTGGTGACCTTGGTCAGGCTGGTGGCGGCTCAGGTGGCGCGGCAGGTGCGGCCATTGAAAGAAACGGATATACTATTAACTGGATTAACACAGGCACTGTACTTGGTGCTGACAACCCGTAGGTGAAACAATGCTAGTACCACATTTAATTACAGCTTTAGCTGACGAGGACGCTAACGGCACAAGCGGCAAAAATATTGTGGCTAGTGCTGTATGCAGCATGCATGATGCAGAGACAGGCGGTAACGCTATTATTCTGTATGATGACGAAAACGGAAGTAACGGCGCAACATCAAAGTTAACCGATGCAAACGGGCAGGTTGTCGTATATGCAACACCTGGCGAATACTGGAAGTCTGTAAACGGCGGCACGCGACGAAAAGTTGTTGTTGGCAATGTCGGCGCTTTCTATGGTACGGCAGCAGAAATTGCAGCCTTACGCCCGATTAGAGACGGTCAAATTGCTTATGCGACAGACAGAGCAAACGCCCCGCTAATATCTTCCACCACAGCAACAGCACAACCTGGAGACATCACGGCGGCTAATGGGAATGTCTGGGTGTTGCAGGATTTAGAAAACTTCCGCGCTTATGGCGACGTTGACGACTCAGTTGATTGCGGACCGCTGATTGAAACTGTTCTAAACAGCGGTAGGTCGAATGTTTACAAATTCCGTGGCAATTTTACGGTTGATACAATAAGCACTGTGACGGGTATTAGTAATATTACGATTGATTGTACTGGTGCGTATTTTGACTGCTCTAATATGTACGGCAATGACAATATTAGCGACCCAGACGCCATATTTAGGTTTATGGGTTCCCAATATGGCAGCACAATACTAACTAGTAGTGCATCTGAGGGTGACACACTATTGGTTGTATCTAACGGCTCTCAAATCAAAGAGGGAGACCCAATATACATAGAGTCAGATACCGAACATTGGTACACAGAGGGAAGTTCCAGAGCTAGACGTTTTATAACGTTAGCTCAAAATGTAAGCGGGAACAACGTGACGATTTCAGAGCCTCTGCCGTTTGGCTTTTCTGTTTCGAGTTATACGGTGACAGTGACTAGCTGGGACTGTATATCTGGAATAAAGATAAAGGGCGGGAAATTCTACGGCGGCAACTACAGACGGAGCGTATCAAACGGCGTCGGTATAGCCGTGGCCTTCATTAAATATTTCAAGCATGCAGAAGTTTCAGGGATGCATGTTGACGGCTTTGAAAACGTAGCTGTTAGGGTGGATTCCGGTATGGATGCAGTAACGTCAAATATGACCATCAGGGGGCACGCAGAGGATTACAACGCCACCATTATAGATGGCGTTAACGCTATTTTTTATGGCGTATTTGCCAACAGAGTTAACGGATGGATTATGGATGAGGTAATAGGGTATAGGGTGCGGCACCTAAACGATTGCGGCAGTACCTTTAATTTCACTGTATCTAATTGCTACGGTTACGCAACGCACAGGCCAACATACGGATCTCACAGCGGATGCGCTTTTGGTACATTCATAAACTGCAATACTTACGGTAGCGCAGGTGGTATACAGTGGAGAGGATGGAGCTACACGGTAGAGAATTGCGATATACAGTGCCTGGGCTGGGGGGACTCTAACGGCATTTACGACAGCTTGGGCGGTGATGCTGACTTGCCAGCAGTTGTTGTATACAGGGGTAACACGGTGAAAGTGGACAGGTCTGCACTAGTACCAAAAATGCACTACGGTCTATTTGAGGTTGTTGGCGGGTATTACGAGGGCGCGAACGCTGCCAGCGCATATCCAGCGCTCGACCTTCAATCAACCAATATGGACAGCGTTCTAATTAGCGCTAAGTTTAAAAACATAACCGCTGGAGGAATTTGCGTTAGGCAGAATGTTAGCAGTCCTACAAAGCTGGGTATGCTTCGTATAACAAATTGCAACATTGTTTCAGATTCAAACTTAGTTAGAGTTTTTTCTGATACTGGCGCTATATGGGTTGATAACAACATGCTAGAACCATCTGCTCCTGTTAACGACATATTAATAAATAACTCTCCAACATTTGTTAGGGCTGTTGATAATTACAGGTACGATGGAACGCCCGCCGTTGTCGTAACATAGACAAACCAAACCCCGCTTGCTAGTATGTAGGCTGGTTTAATTTTGAGGATTAGGTTATGGCTGGCAATAAAACTAAAGGCAAGACCCGCACCGGCGGCACCAAAAAGAAATGATAACTGATTTAATTCAGTTGTTGATTGTATGCGGTATTGCAGTTTTTCTGCGTACCGCTAACCTTTACTGTCTTTCAATTCCTTTTGCTTTCACATTTTACTACTCATACGGCTCACCGCTATTCGACTCACACACAGCAGTCATAAACCATTTTATTCTAGGCATGGCGTTTATTTTTCCTGCATTCTATGCGAGAAAACCGCTTGCTACGGCACTATGTATTTACGCTGCATTTCATCTTTTTGTTGGTATTGATTATTTTCTGTATGAAAAAGCCACAATGCTTTCATCATCTTACTTTTTGCTCAATAATGCGTTAAACTTTTTGCTAATACTTGCATGCCTTGAGAGGGGTTATAATGACAGTAAGGGATCTTATCGAAATGCTGTCTTTAATCCTGTTAGGGTGGTCAATTTATGGCACAATCAGTCACATACGAAAGAGAGCGCAAAACCATGAGCAACTTAAGCGAGATTATAGGGACGATAACGAGGGCGATTAGTGACTATGGTAATGCGACTGTAAGCAAAGCTATCACCTATGCAGGCGTTGGCGGTATTGGTATAGGCACAGCTAATACAGCGGTTAAAGTTGTTGGTGGTGAAGTCGCGCAACAGTGCGCTAAATACGCACCAGACTGGTTAGCATGGGCACCGCTAATCGGTGTTATTTCGCTTGCTGTTAAGAATGCTTGCGATGTGTACTATAGACGTTTAGAGTACAAGCTAAAAGCTCAGGAATCTAAGCGCAATGGCGAAAATAACTCGTAACTACCACAAACACTACACGGCCGGCGAATGGTATCTACCAGACGGCCAATTAATCTACACATTAGAGCTACCCTGGCGAAATAACGAAATCGGCAAATCATGCATTCCAGAAGGTCAATACATCGTTGACCGAGACCACACCGGCAAACATCGCTGGTATAAATTCCGCAACGAAGAAACTGACCCGCGTACACATATTGAGATTCACCCCGCATCACTACTACGCCATTTGCAAGGATGTATCGCGCCATGCCTCGACATAAAAGGCGGCCCAATGACAAGCGAGCCAGTCGCGGTGGATTCGACGAAAGCTTGCGAATTACTCTTACAGTGGTATGGTGAGGATTCATTTGTTTTGGAGATTGCAAGCTAATGGCAGCCGACCCAATTACAGCCCTGTTAGACGCAGGCAGCACAATTATAGACAAGATTTGGCCTGATGCTGATGAAGCCGACAAGCGCAAACTAGAGCTTGCCACAATCGCTCACAGTGGCGATATGGAAAGGTTGCAGGCTGAAGTTAAGCTTTTGGTTGGTCAGATTGACATAAACAAGATTGACGCTAATAGTAAAAGCAAGTTTCAAGCGTGGTGGCGACCTGCAATAGGATGGGTTGGCGCTGTGTCGCTATTCCTAATGTACGTGCCCAAGGCGCTTGTTATGACCTACATATGGACCGTACAGGCGATTACTATGCTTAATGCTTGGGATGGTGCGTCTAATCTTATTGTGCCCGCATTTCCTGATTTGGGCGTATCTGACATTATCGGGCTGGTCATGGCTTTGCTTGGAGTTGCGAGTATGCGCAGCTATGACAAAAAGAATGGTATTGATAGTAAAAAATAAACCGCCCGAAGGCGGCTATTTACTTTTAATAAATTCTGCCGCCAAGTAAGACAGCAAGTCAATAAACAGAAGCGCAAGCCCGATAATTAAAAACATTGCGACTAGCACTACGGATGAAACCCAAAACCCGTAATCTAAGAACATGCCTCTCAACTCTGGCGCTGCAAAAATACACAGCATAATCATTACAATGTCACCGCCTTTTACTTCTATCTTCACTTCACCCACTCCCCACTACGAACCCGCAAATAATCCACGACAGTTTCAACTTTAACGCCGTGTTTTAGCGCTATCTCTTCCAGCGTCCATCTTTTTAGCCAGCGTGTTAGAATCATCACTCACCCCCGTTTATCTTTTGGCGTAGTTGCTCGCACACTGAATCAAATACATCCCAAACCCCAACCAAGCCAACATCATGAAGCCTTCTTGCATAACATCTAGCTCCTTCAATCTGCTGCTCGATGGCGAATTTGTTTATCACTTGCTGACTAGGACGCGTATTGAGCAATACTGATAGGTCTTTGTGCATAGCTAAATCAGGCCAATACTCGAAAGCACTTCTTATTCTCCGCTTTAATCCGTCTAACAGAATGTAAGCACCTTTTAACTCATCCCGTTCCCGCTCAACTGCTGCTAGGCGTTTACCAAGCTCTATATTGACATCTAGAAGCTTTTTATATTCTTCCATTTGAATCTTGACTATCTCGACAAGTTCTTTTTTCGTTTTGTCTTCTACGTTGTGAATCATATCCACTCCAAAAATGGTGCCACCGGTTTGAGGTAGTCACACATCGCGACTGCGCTAACAGTTAAATTATGCGTGACTGCCGGTGGCGTTGAAATTATCCGGCTAATTTAGCCGCGTATTCGATTAGCCATAGCTTCGGCGCAATCATGATTTTTAGCCATGTAATATTAAAAACAAAGCATACTGCCACTACTGACGCAACAATGTCTAAAATAGCAATACCCAATATCGCCAAATCTCCTATGCCATTTGTATATGAGTAGCTACTGCACCAATTAGCAAGATTTCCCTCATCATCATAAAAAAGTGAATGTTGATATTTTATGATCTTGTATGAAGATGCAATCATGATGACGCCAATCACAAAATAAATCAGAGACTCCACCATGTACCAAGTCATGGCCTGCTGCACCACTTCTGGCAATTCAGCCATGATAAAGTCCGATGCAGTATCAATCCCCGATGCAGCTTTGTTTATAACGTCAGCTAAAGCCTTTTGTAATTCTTCGTTCATTTTGTTTCTCCGTTGGTTAAAGCAAACACCCTACCATGTAAGCAACAAAGGCCACAGCAGAAGCCATGATGCCCACAATAAGAGCGCTAATAATACACGCGCTTGGCGTTTCATTTTGTACAAGTGGTGTCTCTATGTTAATTCTACGCATGAGTATCTCCGTTATCCGCGATACTGCTGCGGTGTTGTTAAATGTTTTTGTGTGTGGCTCTCGATACCACACTGACCGAGCTCATTACCTTAATTGTCAAAGCTTTCGTAATCTACTTGCCAAAACTTTCGGGCGCTTCTCGCGTTACATCCTTGAAAGCCACACCAAAAACACACTCCTTACGGGAGTGAATCGCACTCCCTAGTAATTGCTGCCATCCTGCACTAAAGAGCTACGCAAATTAAAGTCAGGAATAATCGCGTCAGGCTTGAATGTTACACGGTACTGATAAACGCTAACTTCATGAGAAGAAAGCTGCTCAGAGAAGTAAGTGACATTATCAGAAAGACCAAGCATGTGCTTGACATATTTTCCGTCGTCTGTTTTGCAGGTAAATGAAACACTTCTGCCTGAGTCGCTCACAGAGCACAACCCTTGCACTGATAGTATATAGTCACCCGTTATTCCGTTGTAAAAAACAACCCTTCTGGCAATCTCAAAATTATCCGCTGCTTTTGACAGGTTTCTTGATGCTACCGTTGCATCGTCACAAGCAGCAAGCAATATTGCCGACAATGCAAATGTTAAAGCTGTTATTTTTTTCATTTCTTCACTTCTCCGTTAGTTGATAATTTAACTATACCACCATTTTTCGATTATGTGGTTTGACCAGTTAAGCCTTTCATTTTATCGGTAAACTCACTGGCCGTAAGAATACCCTTACCCTGATATGAAAATAGCTGATTCTCCAAAAAGTCACAACTAACCCTTTGTGGCTCGTGCCATGGGTGTTTTCTTTTTGTTTTCTTTACAAGGAAAACTGCATATCTTTTAAAGCCATACTTTCCGACAACAGCTTTAAATTTCCTTTTGTTGTGCTCAGCCCATTCCGCTATCAGGTCAATTGAATTCCTGTCAGTGAAAATCAACGGCTCGTGACTTCTCAGCAGGTCCAAGTCATTCCAACTTACCGATTCGACGTGCTGACCAATTAAATCAGTTAATTTCATTTTTAATCCATCCTATATTCACAAGGCTTAACTTACCATCACCGCAAAGCCCGCTAAATTTAGAAAGCGCTAATTCACTTGTCTTGACGATTGCTATGTTTTCAGTGCTTCCGCTTAGTGGCCTTACACCATTACGCTCAAGCAAGGCGATTAATCCTGGCGACGATGCTTTGCCTGTGTTTTTGGTCATTTCTTTGCCTTACTTAGTTTCTTGGCTTGCTTGATAGCCTCTTTAAAAAGCTTGTCAGTGCCTTTTATTTGGCTATGCTCCCACTTAGTCGCTAATGGGTTGGCGATGCTCTCAGCTTGATTCTGAGTAGCTCCGTTGGTCTTGGCGATGGCGATAAGTTGGTTTTTAACCCAGTCGCGTGTCATAGCTCGCCCTCCAATTCTGATACGGCAAGCATAATGGTTGATAACGCCTCGTGCACAGATTCCTTTAACTCTGTCAATTCGTCAGCATCGCTTTCTTTTGCATTATGCATAAACAACTCCAGCGCATCACCTGATAGAGAAATCCCACTTGCAACTATCTCTTCACAGGTCATGTTCGGGTAATCTACTTTTGATGATATGATTTTCATAACTCACCCCTTTCAAGCTTGTCGGCGTATTCCTCAAGCTGGCGCAAAACGTCATACTGAGTATCACCCTTGTATGACACACTACCTATGGCCTCACGCACAGCATCGGCTTTGAGTTTGTTTTCGTGTGGGCGGTTGTTCCATCCAGCGTATGTCATATGTCCGACAAACCCTGATTCATGCCTACAGCCGCAATCCTCGCAAACCACAACCGTCGAACGCCTTGCATTTCCAATCCTTTCAAATCTTGCTTTCCCCTCACAAAACGGGCACGGCTTTAACTCACTCATACTCCCTCCGGTGGTTGTGGTAGTCGACCATGCTGCTTATAGAACTTTGCATCATCAAGGCTTTTAAACCACATTCGTTTAGCAATTCCCCATCCGCCGTCAGTGAATATCCATCCGCATTTTTTGCATGTGCCATGGTCATATCCAGTGACATATTCATGCTCGCATTGGGTGTCAGATGAAAGCACAGGCAACTCCAAATCACCTACGCGGTTTGTGTGTTCTACCAAGTCAATAAAACCATGGTCGTTCATTAAATCTCCTGCAATGTCGCAATGATATCGGCTGCTTGATTCATAGCCCATATTGAACGCCTCACGCAACAGCGCTAGTAGTTGTTGTTTTGTCATAATCAAACAACCTCCACCGATTCGCATCTAAACCAAGCAAGGTCATCAATGTCGTCATACCTATCAAGTCCTATTAACCTCTCTCCAAAGTTAACGCTAACAACATCGAGAATCTCGCCGCTATCAATAACTTTGCATTTTGAGCTTGCGCCCCATCCCATCTTTAAAAATTCGTCTTGTGTCATAATTTCCCCTCCATTTCCTACAATATACCATCTCTACGCGCCAAGGTGGTTTGACCAGTGGCGACTAACTTCCTAGCTAATGGCAAAACATCATCTCGCCATTGCGGATCTACCATTTCTGCTAGTTCTTTTCTTTTCTCTGTGGGCGCCTTCACTATCTGCATAGCCAGGTTATAAACGGTAAGTTCAAACCATGTTTGAACTTCTTGGTCAGCATCTGGCACAGCTAACTTTCCTTCGAAGATATCATCAATTTGATTTGATTGTTCAATTCTTCCCATTCTCTTATGGCCTCTAACATTGCTTTATATCCAAACGCCACGCATACGAATGCGCCGTCATTTTTTGCATTTTCTAAATACTCTATTTGCCCATCTTGCCAAACGCTTTGCGTGTGATCCTGTCGCTTTAATTCACCAACGAAACATACCGCTGCAGGTATAATTAAATCGCTCGCGCCTGGCGTCATACCTTCCGCTTTTTGACGCTTAACTTGGTTGTGCGTTCTCTTTCCTTCATTTCTCGGATGGATAGCTTGTGGGTAACGCTTTCTGATAATATTAAATAGCGTTATCTGCTCAGCGCTTTCTAATGGGCATTTGCCCCTAAATTCCATGTCGCCGTAACTAGGCAGCCACTTCGGTATCTTCATAGTTATATCCCTCTATTCTGTAAAATCGTGATTTTTTATTTTCACGATATGCTTTTATGTTTTCTGGCATTACCGCTTCACCAGCCCAATGCGCTTCGATGTAATCTTGCTCAGATTCAACAATTCTTCCCAGTGTGGCCCTGCAAAATGGAACCCATTCATAACGCATATTCAGGCTGTAGAACATTTCAAACGTACGGCATTCAGTGACATAAGTCACTCGTATAACTTCATTGCCTTTCATGCTCTTTGTTAGCCTAACATTCCATGACAAAACACGGTCAATAGTTGGGGTGTATGGGTCTTTTTTTATCCTGGCGAACTCAATTTTTAGCTTCTCATTTGGGTCCACCAATTCACCTTTGCATTGCTCACAAACCCTAGCGGCTATGTCATTCTCATGGCCGCAATCTTCGCACAACTTGTGCGACCATCTGTATTCGCACCTGTCGCTTATTCCTCTAATTATTGATTGACCAAAGCACCGGCGTCCCCAGTGTGCTGGCATAGGCTGGTCTTCATCTGTCATTATACGATTACCTTCAAGATCTATCAGATACCCGTTTTCGTCAAATTCAAACCCTTCATCATTTGGGCGCAACTTAAATAAATTTGCAGTTCCGCAGCTTGGGCAGATTATCTCTGCAGGCTCGCCATCGCCTGTTCCTCCGGAAACTTTTATATCTGGGTTAAACAAATCACCATCTGGGCAATGATTTTCAATATTCTCTGCATAATCCAAAACCAAGCAATCTTTTTTATGGTCGTGCAATCGCAATCCACGGCCAATCATTTGCTGCAGTAGACTTACGGACTCGGTGCGTCTTAGTAAGGCCACTACGTCGATATGCGGCGCGTCAAATCCGGTTGTTAATACCTGGATATTGACGAAGTATTTGAACTTTTGCGCCTTGAAATCTGCAATATGTCTCTCACGCTCTTTTTTGCTAACCTTTCCAGTTAGCATGCGGCTGTTTTCTTTTGGAAGTGACTCCATTACTTCTTTCCCGTGCGCTTCGCTCGACACGAAAACAATCACGCCCATTCTATAGCGAGATTTCTCAACTATATCGGCAACTATTTTAGATGTTAACCGACCCTTACCTTCGTATGCTTTTTCCTGGCTTGCTGCAGTGAATGCTCCGGTGGAATTTCGCTCTAACGCCGTCGTATCGTAATGGTCAATAACGTCAGGGTCGGCGTGCGGCTGCGTCAGGTAGCCTCTGTCAATTAAAAGTTGCGCAGGAACTCGGAATATTAACTTGTTAAAATATGGCTCCCGCGTTTCGCTTTCAGCAACTGGCGCCCCGTCCTCCCCGTATTGGTAAATGTAGCCAGTGCCTAACCTGTAAGGCGTGGCTGTTAACCCTAAAACGCGCACCTTGTTATTCTGTTTTTTTATGTGTGAAATTATCTGTTTAATTGTCGGCGTTATCCGGTGGCATTCATCAATAATTATCAACCCAAACTTTCCACAGAATTTGTTTATTTCGTTCAGCACGGTTTTTTCAGTCGCAAACACAACATTATGTTTTAGACATTTTCTACCAGCACTGCCACTAAATATACTGGCAGGATTTCCAGTTGCTAAAAACTTCTCTCTGTTCTGCTCTATTAGCTCTTTGGAAGGGGCCAAGCAAAGCACCTTTTTACCGCTTGCTTTGCTTGCCCATTCTGCCAATGCCGCGACTATATGGCTTTTCCCTGCTCCAGTTGCTAGGTCTAGAACTCCAGGCTCAAAAGACGTTTTTAGCCAATCGATCGCTTTATCTAGAGATTCCTGTTGGTAGTCGCGCAATGGCATATTAACTAATCCTCCAATACTCGCTATCTTTACCACGATAAACTTCTAGGTCAGCATCTGGCGCCAACTCTTTAAGTGCCTTCTGATAAGATACGGCACCTTTCTTCTTTACTCGCGTAATAGTTAAGTCGCCAATCTTCCCACCTTCGTTATTGGTGGCAGCTATCAGTGCTTCTTTTGCTTCTTCCATTTCGACTTTAGCCACTTCAAGCGCAGCCTTTGCCAATTGGTAGCGCTTTGCTACTTCGCCGCCTGTAATGTATTTCCACGCGTTGTGCTCGCGCTCGTTTAAGTATTCCGCGTAAAACTCGCGCAACCTTGGAAGGTTTTCATCAATCCATAGCGGATCAAACGGAACGTATTCAGATTGATTTCCGTGCGGTGACCATTGCCAGAAATAACACCCTATGCGATCCGTAACAAGCAGTTGAATTTGAATTTGAGCATAGTAATGCGGCTGCTCATCAATGCTCTTAAAGATGGTCGGATATTGATTGCGTAAACCATACGGGCATTTTATTTCTAGCAACTCATTGTCACCAACGTAGCCATCCGGTGATGCGCCAAGCCAATCTTCATCCCACTGGACAAACGGCGCATCTTCTACATCGTGCCCGCACGTTATTTCAAAATCAGCCTTTGCCGTTTCCTCCATTGCCGTGCCCCACTGCGTCGCGGCATTGCCTTTAAACTCACGCTCCTGATTGTGGTATTCACGCACCATTTGACGCATAACATCATCACGCGTCATATAAGGCGCCAACCCTAAAATAGCACCTACTACGCTTCCAGTAATGCGGCCTTTACGAGCCTGAAACCATTCGTTTGTACGTTGCTCCATAAATCCTCCTATATAGGGCGGCGAACCGCCCATTAAAATTACCAGCCCAAATCTGGGTCTACGCTACCTTTCTGCGCCTCTTCAACTGGCGCTTGCGTTTTTAATGGCGCCACTTGCTGCACCCAATTTCCACTTGCCTTGCCCGTGCCGTCTGATTTTTCAATCTCCCACACCTGCAGTGTTAGCGCCATGGGCTTCATTGCTAGGTTCTTTTGCAGGTCCATATCGGTCGGCTTGCCTTCAACTTTCAATAACCCGCCACCAGCATTGGCGGCAATCGCAGCAAGCATACGCTTTGCCTTGTCCGCTTTTTTGGTGTCAGAATCCATAACGCGCACTTTCTGAAAGATTTTGCGGTTTTTATATTCCGCTGGCGCCAGGACCGTCCATTTAAGATTGATGTATTCATCACCTTCGTATGAATCCCACTTAGCTTCTTCACACGCCGCCTTTACTTGCGTGTCTTTTGGGATTGGCTCCATTTCGCCGCCGCCAGCGTCGAATGTTCCGTTGTTGTTTTGCAGGTTTTCGCTGTTATCTGATAGATTCCAAAATGACATAATTATTTACCTTCTTTTAATGATGGAACAAAGTTAACTAATGGGTTTTTGCCTAGCTCAACAGGAATATCATCCGTAATGCCAAAGCGGTTTTTTGATACGTTTGCGGCAGTCGCATAACAAACAAGCTGACGGCTTCCGTCAGAAATTGCCTTTTTGCGCTCACCATCGCCTGTAGTGAATGTGGTTAGCTTAATGAAGCCTACAATGTCAGAATCATCAACATAAGGCGCTACTGACTTCTTACCAAGGCGCAAGCTATACCGCGTGTAAGCGTCCTGGTCTGGCAGCTCAATCGTTTCTGTGTCGGCATGGCCGATAAATACAACATGCATACCTTTGCGCTCATTTAGGACACCACACGCTTTTCGCACACGCTGATGCATGGCTGCCACTGCTGCAAGCCCCGCACCGTATCCGCCTAATGCCTGGTTGATTGATCGAGGCTGTTTTGGGTCACTTTCAATGACATGCTGAATAAATAAACGCTCTAACGCAGTAACAGAATCAACAACCAATGTTTTATAGTTGTGCTCCTCTTTAACTAGCGCTGTCAATTGCTCCCATAAGTCGTCGACTTTGGTTAATGTTGGGAATGCATCAGGGCGATGCGCTTCTGGGATTGCCTGCAGTCCATCCTCAGCACGAATAACAATTGGCTTTGGGAATGTTGCGGCGGTTGATGTTTTGCCAAGGCCCGAGTCACCTAGAAAAGTGGCTATGACAGGCCGGTTTTTTGGTTTAGACACTGTTGATAGTAAAGACATAATATCCTCCTCTTTCTCTCTTCAACGGTTGTAATCATAGAACTATTGAATTATGCTTGTCAAACACTTTGTAAAATAAAATGTAAAACATCAGGTAAAAATATGAAATCAGCTAAACATATAGAGATACAGCAAAGGGTTGAGCTTAACCGGCTCATAGAATGGGTAGGAAGTAAGGCCAGGCTTGCTGAGCAGCTTAACGTAACAAGACAAGCTGTGCAGTATTGGGAAAAAAGAGGGAGGATACCAGCGACCATGGCTATAGAAGTTGAAAGGCTGACAAAAGGCTACTTCAAAAAAGAGGAGTTGCGGCCAGACGTGTTAACTTGGGTGGAGCAATAACATGGCTAATCATTACGACTTCGTGGAAGAAGGCTACAAGGTATTTGGCTTGCACCAAATTATTAATGGCAAGTGCGCTTGTGGAGACCAAGAATGTGAGGCTATAGGAAAGCACCCATGCAATAGCAATTGGCAGCACACCCCAGATTGGTCAGACGAGCAATTAGAAACCATGGAGGAAATGGGCCACTTTTCTACCGGTTACGGTGTTCTGGTATCTGGTTTACTAGTAATAGATGTTGATGCAAGGAATGGCGGTGTGGACTCGTTTGTGAAGCTTTGTCACGACCTTGACTGCGACTTGTTAAGTGAATCCGGACTAGTAGTTGCTACAGGTAGCGGGAATGGCTCCATGCACCTTTACTTTAAAAATGGCAGTGGCGCCGCACTAAAGCAGCATCATGAGAAATACAGAGGTATTGATTTTAAAAGTAGCGGGTATGTAGTTGGTCCATCTTCGTTACATAAAAGCGGCATGGAGTATGAAGTCCTGCATGGTAGCGCGTCAGACATTTCAGATCCTCCTGCCGGTTTGCTGCAGCTACTAAAGAAACCAGACACATATCGCGCCCACACCCCCCGTGGCGTTATTGATATGACACAGCAACAGTGTTCGGATATCCTGTCTTACATTTCACCAGACACTGACTACGATACCTGGATACGATGCGGCATGGCTATCCATCACACATTTAACGGTGATGGTATCGACATATTCGATACATGGAGCAGTCGAGGCGAAAAGTACCCTGGCTTTGATGTCATACAGCGCCACTGGCACAGCTTTGGTAAATGCAGTAACCCAGTTCAAATGGGCACGCTTATTCATTACGCAGAAGAGGGCGGATACAAACAGCCAGTGACCTTTGAATACGACGAGCAGCCAACCGGTTCTAATCCAATGGTTGACTTGAAGCGCCCGCCTGGTCTTGTGGGAGAGATTGCAAAATGGATAAACGATAGCTCACGTTACAAGCGCGAAAACCTGGCAGTTGCTGCAGCGCTTCAGGCGGTTGGCAATATAGCTGGCCTAAAATACATCGACGAGCGCGACGGTATGACCGCAAATCTTATTAGCTTCTGCGTTGCTGGCTCCTCCACTGGCAAAGAGCATATACAGCAATGCTTCGCTGACTGTTTACGCGCAGCAGGTTTAATTGATGCGATGCATGGCGCCATTAAGTCGGAACAAGAAATAGTAAGAAACCTTACTCGACACCAGGCCGCTTTCTATAGCATCGACGAGATGGGACTGGTACTGCGTAAGATAATGAACAGCCGCAACGCGTCATACCTTGAGGGTGTTATCGGCTTAATTATGAGTGGCTACAGCAAAGCAGATTCATTCCTTCCCGTTAGTGGAGACGTAAAGGAGGCGTTACGCGTAGAGCTACAAAATGAATTGTCATCATGTGAAAAGCGCATAGAAGAAAATGAGGATTCAAGCGGCGTATGCGCCAGGAGGGTTCCACAGATACAACGCGCACTTAATAATATTTCAAGCGGCATCGAGGCTCCGTTTCTTTCTGTTATAGGCTACACAACGCCCGTCACCTTTAATAGCCTGATTGACTTTGAGACAGCCACTAACGGGTTTTTATCACGCGCAATGATATTTGACGAACCTGAGACCAATCCGAAACCAAACCGAAAACGCACGCAAAAAGAACTACCAGCGCACTTGGCAGCGCAATTAAGCCAGCTGTTCGCATTAGGCGAGTTTGACGTGTTGGGTGGAACGCGCATAGAAAACTACGCAGACAAAAAGCCAATTAGCACAATGGATGATGCTGCAGACAGGCTTGATGAAATAATAGACGAGTTCTGGCAAATGGCAGAGGATGCGAAAGACAGCGGATTGGAAGCTATCCCTAGACGTGGCTATGAGCTATGCGCAAAGGTCAGCTTCGTTTTATCTATCAGCGAAGGCGTTAGAACGCTTGAACACGTAGAATGGGCTTACGCATTAGCTAAGTCTGATTGCGAGCGTAAAATGCGACTGGCGCTTTCTAACATTACTAAAGACGAGTCGCCAAACGATTCTATCGCCGTAAAAATTCAAGACATACTACAAAACAGCGCTGACGGTGAAACTCAGGGTGTTATATTTAACCGCTGCAGGCCGCACAAAAAAGAGGAGGTCAGAAGCGTTCTGGAGGCATTAACCGAAAAAGGACTGGTAGAAAATTATGAGTATGAATCAGAAAACAGGAACCGGCGAAAAACTGTGAAATATCGAATTAAGGCGCATTAGCGCCTTTTTTCATTTAAGAGATAGTGAGATAGTGAAAGCCACTATGTCTTAAAGTTTAATGAAATCATAGACTTAGAAGAGATAGTAGAGATAGTGGATTTTCCTAAGATACATATAAAAATAACACTACTAAAAGAGATAGAAAATCACTTATACACTACTTTTACTACTACTAAAATATATCTATAACTATCTCTACTATGTCACTATGTCTTATTATAGTAGTTATAAGTATATGTATTATAAAGAGTTTATTATAGTTAAGAGATAGTGGTTAAAAAACTAACTCTTACTATTTCATAATATTGTTGATGGATTAGGTATTATTTGAAATAATAAATATGAATTTAACAACTAGAGATTTATATATGAAAGCCACAGATTTTTTTGGAAAAATGGAAAGCATGAATTACAGAAACTTTGTTAAGTCGCAAGTTGAAGATATGAAAGTTGATGATTTAAAAATTGTAAATATTGGCGATAGGCCAGTATCAAGATTTAGAATGAATCTAAGCAAAATAGCCAGCGATATTGGCTATAAATTCAAAACAAAAGTTGTTGACGGGAAGCTGTATGTGGGTCGTATTGAGTGAAACCCTACCAAATAAAACTCACCTACAAAGGCAAGCAATACCAATTCGCCATGCTATCCGATGCCGACGACATCGAGCAGAGTTTGCAGGAGCGGTTTCCGGGGTGTGAGTGTGAAGTGGTACGGCCAGAGAATAAAACACAAAAAAGTGTAGACAAACAAAAATGAGTAGGTATAATTGAATCATCAACTAGAGGAGATAATAAATGAAGATGCCAGCTATCGTAATCAACACAACTGCAGATTTAACGCCTAAAGGTAAGCGCGCTTTTAAAGTGGTAAAGACTGGCTATAAAGCAAAAGGCCGTAAGTGCAACCCTCAGTTACGCTGGTACGTTGCTGGAAAATGTTTTAGAACCTTTAACGATGTTTCAGTTGAAAATTTAAACCTAACCCAGGATTGGATGGCTGCAGCCCAATAAGCTGCAGTTTTATTTTATGTACAAAATACAATGGCACAAAAACGATGGGGTTCACCCTATCCCGAAGTACTCGACAATACTTGCTTATTGTCCGCTATGGTCTGAACACGGGTATGAAGTTGTCACTTATGATGGCAGCGGATTTAGCTGCAGCAGCCATGGTGAAGAAATAGACACATATGTATTGCAGTGGGCAAATATTCAATTTGTGGTGGATGAAGCATGAATGATCAATGTTTAAAAGATTGGGCATTAATGGTTGCCTGCGCTGAGGCTGCGTTAAATGGACCTTGCCCGTTAATTGAAGATGAGGTGATAGTGGAGGTTGACTATGAGTTGACAAGAGTTAGAGGTTGCTCACTTGCACCACTATCACAACACATCAAACAAACCTACGGCAGCGTATACCGCGCAGTAAAAGAAACTGGTATAGCTGACACGCAACTACGCCGCTGGATTAAAGCAGGCGCATTAATCGACAAAGACGGCCAGGTATGGATTAAGTCAAAAGGGCGGTTGCCTGTAAACGGCGAGCAGGTTTTAGCTGTTCGGTTAGAGAAATTGGAGGAAGGGAAATGAAAAGACCAACTGAGTTAATCGAAATGCTAGATACTTTTCCAGAAATTAAATTGAATCACGGTGATGCAGAAAAAATTTATGACTGGATTAATTACATAGAATCCAGAATTCAGCCAGTATCGGTTAACGAAAAATCGACTGGCTATAACGCTGCCACACAACCACGCAAAACGGTGAGCGATGCGGTTGAAGCTTTTAAATTCGAATGGCCAAGTCGAGCAGAAGATTGTAAATACGTATCTTGGACTGGTTATAATTTTGCGCTAACCAGAGTTAAAGTAAGTGATACGGTCTGCACCCGCGAAGAATTCGAAGCAGAGGTAGAGCGGAGGAAGGGTGAAAAAGACCCGCACGAAGATGTCAGCGAGGGTTTGCCGTACATTATAACCGATGCCAACGGTTTTGAGTGGGAGCGTGTAAGCAAGTCTGGCTCAAGCGCAACATGGAAGAAACGCAAACCATCCATCAGCAAGGCTGAGGCTTGGAATAAGGCTGTTAGCGAAGATGCATCGCCATTTTACATTCTTGAAAACTACGAGGTGAAGTGATGAAAGTAAGAATTACGGCGACAGAAATAATCAGGTACTCAAAAGTGGTAGATATGACAGAGGAGGAATTCGACGAGTTTCAAAATGACCTAGAAGACTTTGGTACAGATATTGTTGGCAACATAATGAGTAAAGGGGATATTCAAGACGGCGAATGGGAAGATGTCGAGGCTTGGTGCGACGACTAACTGGTCAAACCACAAAACAAAATTAACCCGTTATAATGGGTGAAACTAATGGAGGGGATGAAAATGGCGTTTTATACTTTTACGCAAAACAACAGCGGCGGTCACTTTGATTTTGACGAGGATGACGGCATTACTCGTCACGTTATTATTGAGGCTAACTCGTCGCATGAAGCTAATGAAAAGTTGCTATTCCTTGTTGGGGATTTTGAAGGCGGAAAAAGTGGCTATTGTCCATGCTGTGGCGAAAGGTGGTACGAATGCGATGATAGCGATGCTACAGAGTCGCCAATGTACTCCGGCACAGATTTGCTGGAAGATGAATTTAATTTTATGCGCTGGATGAAGGAAGGGAAGGAAGTTTGCATTCACTTCACCAACGGCGAAAAGAGGTGGCTTTAATTATGACCGGCTTAAAATTCACAAACTTGCAAACCGCATACGACAGACAGTTACCAGACGAGCCAGAAGCAACGCTACTGACTTATGACAGTATCAGCAATGATAACCTATGGTATATCGCCGAGAGGCTGGCAGAGCGCGTTGCAGATGGTAAATCGATGGAGTGGAGATACTGCAATAACACTCACATCGTGTCACGAGGAACCGTTATTGGCTCTATGTGCGAGTCGGAAGAAATGCGCAGGCTGATTGCAATATCAATGGCTGGCACTGATATCGGGCAGTTGAATCAAGAGCTATTCGACAAGTTGGCGAAAGACGAGATTTATAATCATATCGTTACGTCTGAAGAAATGCCGGTTGGTTATGATTGGTCAGACTTTCTATGAACAAACACTACCGCAAAGTGAGCGCCGCACTACAAGACGGCGCACGTAGCTACATTAAAATCGCGCAGGTAACGGGATTGAAAACGCACAAGGTAGCATTTGAGATTTTCAATCATCC